TTTTAAAATTTATGGGCAGGGTTGCGACAACTCGTACTTCGTACCCTTTTGTGGTATCCCATGTATTTAAATCATTAGGCGTCCCCGATACTGTTCCCCACTGTATAATTAGGCCGCCGAATAAGCTCCCGAAACATAAATACCCGTTTTGTGCGATGTTATATTTTACCCCGGTCGCGGTCAGCACTTTTTTAATCATCGTAGCAAGCAGGCTGTCCGATGTCAGTGTATTGACGAGTCCGCCAAGTGCTGTGCTGGCCAGCGTGTTGACGATACCATTGTTCCAGTCCGTAATTTGTGCGGATTCTGTTTCCGGGTGCATGATTTTAAACGCGTTGTCACTTTTTTTGAATACGTGCAGAATAGATTTAATGATATCCATAACAGGTTCCTCCTTTAGTCTTTAGGTTCAATCCACACAGAGCATGCTTCTGTCGGCTGGGTATCGCTCATCACGACATTCTGAATATCGACGGGCTCCATTGTGCCCGACCCCTTTTCTTCTACCAGCATGCCAGCCAGATGGGTAACGGCGTTATAAACGCCGTCGCCCGTTACTGGATTAGTACTGCCTGATTTAGGTACTGTATCAAAGGTCAGCTTGTTTTCCTTCGCTGACAGTGCAGATTCTACGTCCGTCTTTTTTGCAAAGGTGCTGCTTAATTTAGACAAAAATGTTCTTAGCTGATTTAGCTGTACAAGACTCATATGCTCACCCTCCATAATCATCAGGTAAAAAGCGCGAGGATATCGGCGTCAGTTGCCATCGGATAGTCAGATGTCTTCATGTACGTATTAGCGACATCTGACGACTTTGCATACGCGGATAAGTCCACGATGCCCGCCAAGTTATCCCAGCTATTGCCATTCCATGACACGTTATCCCCCGCGTTGATGCTATGCGATGCGTCCGCCGCAGTGATGTTATACGTATCCCCGACTTGCACACCATTAATAGGCAAGTCAGCATATGTATCTACGCTGCCTCGATACCGGAATACCGTCGTAATATCTGATTTCTTAGCGTATGTCGCTTCAGCATTGCTTGACGTCACATACCCCGCATCGTTTTGGAAGGCAGATAATTTAGTCGGAGTACCACTCAAATCGCTATATTTACCGGATTTTGCAACCACGGCGAGGTCAGCTGTTTTAGCATACGGAGTTAAATCCGGGCCACTTGCGCTAAGTGCCCCATCTGTTGCAATCGTCAGGCCAGCACCAACTTTTACGCCCCCCAGTGCCGTTGCCGAGGCCTTAGGTAACGTGTAATTGTTGGCGCCTGCCTGAATCCCCGCCAGCTTATTTTTCTCATCGGTAGAGTAGTCGTTCGTCGATAGACCTTTGCCAGATTCTTTTGATACAAATAATTTTTTAATCTGTGTTAAAAAGTAGTCTAAATTGCTTACACGGCAAATTTTATCAATAGTTGTTGCCATCTCCATCATCTCCAACTCTAAACAAATTCAAAATATCTTGATCCGTAGCATATTCAATTTCTACAGTTCGCTCAGGAATAATCCTTCCTGTTAGATTCACGCGGGATTTTAGATTCCCCACCAGATTTGATTTTGCTTTAATAACGCCAGTAAGTCTTTCCATTAGAACGTCACTTCCTCACAAATTGTAAAAGGGGTCGGGGTAATTACAGTTGCGACAAATCCGTCCGGACGGCTTAGCTGTACATCATAGTAATACGTGCCATAGGGCAGGTCTGCTGTCTCTGCCGGTTTAATGGTAATCGTCTTGTCAACCACAGCTTTTTGCAGAATTACAGCCGTGTCACTGGTACTTCTTTTGACAGTAAATAGAATTTGGTCCTCATCGGTAATCTCATACTTAGCGTTCTTAACGCTGGTATCATCAACGATATCCAGGGTAAAGCTCGCAGTGTCCCCGCGTGTCAAATAAATTTCATTGTTTTTTACCCTCAGCATGATACCACCTACTCTAAAAGCTCGACCCAAATGCCGTTATCAGCCATGGATGCCGGTTTCCCAGATGTATCAGAAACACATAGACGGTTTAAATGTGCTGTATCGTCTGTATTATGTGCGACGGTCAAAAATCCATTGGGGTTGATGGTAGCTGACACATTGCCCGTATTGCTCATGGTAAACTGTAACTGAAATTCTTGCTGTACGACCGTGCTTCCGCCTTCGGCTGGCATATAATCCGGATTATCGTCCGTCATCGCCACATACATGATTTCTCCGTCGTCCGGGTCCGTCGCAAATAGTCCCAGCTCTGATATCTTGAATCCCGTTTTAACCCCGCTGTTACTAATAGTCAGCTCCAGCGTTACGGTATTCCCATTTTGCGTAATTTTATTGATGCCCAGTGTCATCTGTTCATTGATTAGTGCTGTTGCACTGTTCAACGACCCGGTCCTTGTACCGGACCCGATAGCAACACGCGTAAACTTGAGTGTTGTCAGGCCCGCATTGATTTTAGCTTGCAATGTCGCCCCGACATCGGTCATGGTGATTTTATTCCAATTTGCCATGAATGACATCCCTCCTGAATGTGCCGACAGCGCCGGCGAAATAAATATCTTTCTGTGCTATCAGCATTTGTTTTAAATCAAACGTAATGCATGTCTGGCGAACAATGCTCATATTCGCGCCGAACTTAGCTTCTCCGGTGCATCGCCGGCTGAATTGCACATAATCCAGCCAGGATCTCGTGTTTTTATAAGCATTGATCAACCTTACCATTTTATTAATCAGTGTTGCTCCATCTAATGGGGCCGTTATCAGCGTTACTCGGAAGTGATAGGGATGCCCGTCGTATTCAGGCCATTCCTGCACCACAGCTGATTGATACACCGTAGCTACGGCCCGCTGTACAGCATATTTTGTGCCTTTGAATTTATGCAGTAAAAACGATTCTTTGACTTGCTGCCTTTTTACAGACAAGTCCGAATTGTCATCGTATTCGTCGACGTGCATCTGCTCTGCTAGATGGTCAATGAGCGCTTCCGGCAGGCCATCAACGGCTGGGTAAATCAGTAACAAATCCGGATTGATATCGGACAGTGCCATATCGACGACACGGGCCAAATTCGGTACGGGGTCTTTGTTGATGGATTCCGGCAAATGTTCTGCGATTCTGTACTCCGCATCTATCATTCGTCTTCACTCCCTCCTAAGACGACAGATACCGTTTTATCCTGGGCTACTTGTACGCCTGTCAGCACGGTATAGATCGGCGCCGTGACGATGACGCGTTTTACGCCGGCGACAGCCATCACATCGGCAATCAGTCGCGACGGGTTGATGTCCCTGCCAATTTTAGATTTCTGCCACAGCCGATAGTTATCCACGGCTGTCATTACGGCGTCTTTGATAGTAGATTCCGCAGTGCCGACGTCGGTATAGTAGGTCAGGGTAATGTCATAGGATACCGCATCCGGTGCGACGACCGATACGTTATCGGTCAGTGGACGTACTTTATCCGCAGACACTACCGTTTTTACCGCGTCCAGTAATTCCTGCTCCGGCAATGTCCCGCCTGTCATGAGCGGCCGTATTTCAACGGCCCCGGCGCTGGGACTGGTTACGGCGACATCGATGATGCCGCTATTGGCTGATTTCGTCCAATACTCGTAAGCCCCTGTCGGCCCGGCCGTGGAAAAGCGTTCCGGCGCTTCGTGGATGCGTTCTCGATAGTCGTCATCTGACTCTTCATCGGCGCCGCCTGCGCTGGTCGTCGTATTGACGATGGAAGCCACATAGGCCACCAGGTCAACGACGGATTTGATTTCGCCAGGGAGGAACCCATTTCCGACTGTGCCGACCGTTTGACATGTTGCTTTTACCGTCGTTGTCAGGTTCCCGGCCAGGACGGCCGCATCTTCGTTGGTTGCGAAATAAATACCGCTGTCTGTCGTTACACGCGTTCCGGCTTTTACGATGGTTTCCTGTTCGCGTTTAGCTGCCAACGTAATCAGCAGCGTTGTCGTTGCGGCCGATGCCGGTATTCGCGTCGTGTCGGAAAAAGCGCCGAGGTTGTCCAGATTTCCACTGGACGCATATTTCAGCAGATTCTGTTTGCCGATGTAATTTTGATTATTTACAAGACGGACAATCGCTTCGGATACGACCAGCAAGAACAGTCGTACTGGGTCGCCTTGGGCTAAGGTCCGGCCAGTTATGCGGGTATAGTCGTTAAAGACGGCAGCTTTGATTTTCTCCGCATCGCCGTCTACGAATTCGATGTCTGGTAAATCAGCTAGTTTCATTAATTTTCACCGTCACTTTCGGCGTAAGTCGTCCTTTTATGTCGCCCGTGAATGTTATTTCCGTAACACTTACCCTTGGTTCGTAGCGCTTGATTTGAGCAAAAATTTCACTCGATAAAACTGCCTCTGCTTGTAACATGGGCTTATCTACGGCATCTCCGGAAATTCCAAACTCCCTATCGAGCGGGACGGAAAATTTCACAGTCCCTAAGATGGTCCGGACGGTCTGCAATATTTCTTCGATTTTCGTTGCTGGCGCCAAATCAATTGTTTTGGCGTCTGGCATTACAACATATTCCACGGATGCCCTCCTATCTAAAGACGGTCAGTATCCCGTTGGCAATGCTGCCGTAAAGGTTCAGTTTCGATTTTTCTTCCTGGTAGTTGCTATCATCGTATTCGACAAGCTTGACGTTTACTTTGGCCCAAATTAATGCCCCAACAGAGCTAAAAAACGTGTCCGAAACGGACATGGAGTCCAGGCGCCAGTAGTTTTGGCTGACTGGCCGCATCCCGATGATTAGCGGGAATACGGTGCCGTTTTCGCACATCTCCTTCATCGTGGCCAAGTCCTTTTTTATCGCAATGTTATGCGATGCTGTGAGGATAAGGTCAAAGGTGATTGTTCGTAATTTCGGCCCGATGAACTCACTGACCGGCTTATGATAGATAATGTCATGGTCCTGCCAGCGGCTTCCTGCCTCGGTCTGGTAGTTGGCCGGTGTCCTTAGATAATGCGACGATACGATGAATGGCAGACTGCCCATATATCCGATATACATAGCACCTCCTATTCTGGCGTGCTCGTTTTACTGCCGCCCGGCGTGACGCCGCCGTGTACGTGCGACACGAGTGATATGCCGTTGACTACCACATCTCCACTGGAAGCGTTAATCTGCAAAGCCCCGCCAACATTGATTTTCAGATTTCCCGGCGTGTCGATAACCCGTGTATTGGCATCGGCTCCGCCAGGTGGCGCGTCAGCGCTGCTAAAGAAGGTCCCCAACACGAATCCGTCGCCTACGCCGGCACCCGAAAAGTTCGGCATCTGTATACAGATCACTTGGTCCCCGACAGCCGGCATCCAGAAATCTTTCGATTCCGATGAGCCGCGTTGAATAACGAACAAATCGTTCGTTACCTTGTTTCCCTTATCTTCGCGGCACACGCGCACGGTACCGTCTTTCGGAGTCAGTGCACATACAGTGCCATAAAATATCAGGTTTTCCAATAGCTTTTTGATGTTAGTATCCATCGAGGCACCTCCTCATTTCCAGACTGAGTACATAACCATTTCCCAGGCTGTGTGTTGCCTTTGTGACGATATATTTTCCATCAAAGGCGCCGAAGTTCATGAAACCGATGACAATGCCGGCCATGAAGTGGAAGTCGCCGTACAGGCTAAAGGATGCCGTGATTTCATCCCGGTTCTGTTCTCGCAATTTTTTCCTTGCCAGCTTATTTGCGGCGTCCACTGTGTCGCATTGTTCATTCACTTCCAGCGTCAGCCCCGTTTGCTTATTCGGGGCTTCAAAGTAGCCCTCGATGACTTCTTTGTTCTTGCCCTGCTTGTATTTAACATGGCAGGCCCGATAAATGTCACGGGTCTTGGCTTTCATTGAGTAGGACAGGAAATCCGTGAAGTTCAGCGGATTTTCAGGCGATACGTCATCATCACTCGTCTGCTCAGAAAACGCGGCTGTCCCTGGCCGCCAGAATACAATCAGCGGCTCTTGGGTTTCCAGCTGGTATTCATCGAGTATGATAATGGTCTTGGTCGATATTTTCAGATCCATGCCGGCATCATCACATAGCTTTTTTAAAAATTCAAGGTCTGATGCGTCTGACTGCTCGACATGCTCATACGATGGGTTGTTCTGGTCCCCCGGCTCATAGTCCAGCAACATGCCATTTCTCCAGGCAATGTCATTGGCGATTTTATAGAGACTGATATTATCCCATGATTGATTCTGCTTAATGCCTCGCAATGACGTATCGGCAATGGCGTTGACGGCTTTGATTTGTACCGTCGTCGGCATCCCGTTGATTTCTATTTCATCGACTTCAAATTCTCCGACTGGCAATTCTTTGATACCCTCGTTGACGCCGTTTTTGTTCAGCGTATAAAGGGTAATGTCCAATTTGGACCCCGGTTCCGGATACCACGTGTCCTGCCACAGCTGTGCCCTGTCTTCCAAGGTGACTGTCATGTCATCGACCTGTCCAGACAGGTTGTCCGTCACTTCAATGGATAGCAGATACTTCATCATATCTTCGGATATGTCTTTGCTCTCTGTTTCGCCTGCCGGCGTATACAGTATTTGAGCATAAGCCCGGCGTCCGAGGAATGTCCCCGGCGTCAGTTCTTTTTTCCATTCATTTAATTTGGCTTTAATTGTTTCTAAAGACATAGCATCACCGCTTCCATGGTGGCAAAATCTTGGATGACTGGATTACATTGATGTCCGGGATGTTCAATGTAATCCCTGCTGGAAAAATAGCCGTGTTCCGGTACGTTTCATTCGCTTCCAGCAATTCATTCATATAGAGCTCATTGCCGAAAATTTTATACGCAATGGCATCCCACATGTCCCCCTGGACTGTCGTGTACTTATTCATAGCTCAACCGCCTCCGTCCTGCGGATACTTTATCCAGCATTTCAGGCAGTTCCCGCTGGAATTGACGCGCCTGTTCTTCTAAGGCTTGACGGACGGTATCAGCGACGTCGCCACCGCCCTGGACGTTGATAGTCGGCCGGAAATCCAGTGTGATGCTGCTGTTGCTGTACGATGGGGCTTTGGCTGTTCCTGCACTCATCCGCTGTGGCGTTTTGGGCATGACACCTAACGCGGCTCCTGCCTGCTGCCACAATGAGATAGCTCGTGCCGACCCGTCTAAAGGGATAGCTGCTTCTGCCGAGTCTTCGGCGAATGTTGTCAGGAATGCCCCACGCTGATAAATACCACCTCTGGCGTTTTCGCTTACGTCATCCCCGCTGCTGGTTGCTTCACTGATCGTACGGGTTATGTTTTGTGCAATATTGATAGCCGTATCAATCGGATGCGACAAGGCATTAACTAAGCTGCTCCACTTGTCCATCGCCCAGTCTACGGCCTGGCCAATGGCATCTATGACACTGCTGGCAAAACTTTGTACTGCCGCTACAGCACTGTCCCAAGCAGAGGAAATATAATCTACCAATGCAGAGATGATGCCTTCTATGACGCTGGCTGCGGCCGATACAAAGCTGGAAATAGCATTCCACACGGCCGATGCGATAGCCAGACAACCATTCCATACCCCGGTAAAGAAGGCGCCAAATGCGGATATGATGTCCATGATGACCAATACGGCCATCGTCGCTACGGTCATGATGCCGTTCCAGACGGCTGTGGCAATCGCGACCAAGCCATTCCATACGCCGGTGAAGAAAGCGGCAAAGGCTGGAAACAGACTCATGCCGAAAGATACGATATTGTTCCAAATCGCAATGACGGCGGCCCGGAACTGTTCGTTTGTATTCCATAAATAAATGATGGCAGCTACTACGGCGATGATGACGGCCACAATGGCGATAATAGGATTGGCCATGAGTGCCATTGCTAACGCTCTGGCTCCTGTTGCCGCAAGACGAAAGGCTGCCCCTAATCCATTCAATCCGGCATGGAAAAGTTTGGATGCCGTTGCGGCCCCACGCAATACGGTTTCCCCATTCTTGTTTACTATGAAGAACAAGTTAGCCGTCTCTTTAAGCATATTGAAACCGGCTCTGATGGCTAAAATAGACCTGGCAGCCAATAAGACGCCGGCAAAGCTGGCGGCCAGGGCAACAATGGTCTGTACTATTCCTTGGTTTTGTTGAGCCCAATTTGCAAAAGCAGATACTACTGGGATGACTGCATTCAAGACTCCGTTAATAGCAGGTAATAATGCTGACCCCAGCCCAATTCCTACTGCAACAATAGCATTCTTCGCTAATTGTAGCTGATTGGCCGTTGTTCTGCTTCGGGCTTGATATTCCGCCTCCATTGATCCGGCATATTGCGAAGCATCACCAACTTTTTTGAAATTGTCTTCTAATGCATCCAGGTTAGTCAATAGTGGGGCAATGGCTCCGATAGATTCCTTCCCAAATAAATCAGCTAACACACTGGCTTGTTGGTCCTTCGGTAACGCCTGCAATGCGTGAAAAACGTCCATGATGGCGCCTTTAGCGTCGGTTTGCATCCGTTTGGCCATATCTGCCGCATCAAATCCCAGCTGTTGGAAGGCCGCGGCCTGGCTCTTCGTGGCACCTTCGCCTGCTGTCATACCCAAAATTAGATTCTTGATGCCAGTTGCTGCTACGTCTGACTGTACACCTGTGGCAACCATGGATGCCCCCAGGGCGGCAATTTCACCGGACGCAACCCCGCCGATTTCCCCAAGTGGCCCGATGCGGGTCACGACGTCGGAAATCAATGGTGCCGATGCGGCCGTTGTATTTCCCAAATAATTGATTTTGTCCGCCAAGGCAACTACGTCTTGCTGGTTTAGCTTAAAAGCGCTTCGCCACTTAGCCATCATGTCCCCAGCTTGTTCAGCTGTGACGTCAAATGCCACACCCATTTTTACTGCATCCTCGGCGAATTGCATCAAATCTTGCCGCGCTATTCCGGCTTGTCCGCCAGCAGCTACTATCTTCGCGATATCATCAGCTGCCATTGGTAAATTGGTCGATAATTTTAGTACGTCTTCATTCATTTGTGCGAATTGCTGTGGCGTATCAAAGTCAACGACTTTACGTACATCTGCCATGGCGCTTTCGAAATCAACAGCGGCTTTGGTGGCCGCTATTAACGGTGCCGCGCTAATTGCAACTTTGGTTGCTGTACTGCTGAGTTTACTTTTCGCACTGTCAAAGGCCGCCTGTGCTTTTTGCTTTCTGGCCTGGGTATCCAAGATGTCGGACCGTCGCTGTGTCAAATCGTTGATACGGGCCTGGAGAGCGGCAATCTGCCGATACGATGCTACGCTAACCTGGCCTGTGGCCCGCTGTTCAGCGGATGCCGCCCGCTGTGCGCTCCGCATAGCGTCATTGGCCGCCTTAATTTGAGTCTTCAACTCTTTGGACTCGGCGATAGCCCGCTGCATAGACGACGCGACAGACCCATCCAGCCGTCCTTTGATAGCAATGGCTAATTCCATGACACGGCTCATTTTACCGCCCTCCCTTCTTAGCCTTCTTCATTTCTTCTTCTTCCCGTTCGACTTCTTCGTTCATGACTTGAATCCACTCATAAAAATCACCGATTGGCTGATCCAGGAACCATCCAATCGGCGTTTTCGTGTACTTCGCCAGCCTCATGGCCGATAATCTTATATTTTCTACGGCTCCTTGGGAAGCAAAAAATTCTGCGCTTTCAAGCAGGCTGCCATAAAGTCCGGACCACTCAGGTTGAGGATATCATCATACTTCATTTTGGCTGCCGCCGCGGCCACGATGGCCTGGTATTCCATCGACAAGGCCGGTACGGCCATGAGTTTATCTTTCTTTTTAGCCTGGTTCATGCATGCCAGCAGGGCATAGCCATTCAACTTCGTAAAATCAAAATAAATTTCCGTCTGTCCATTCGGCAGTGGTTTTGTCAGATGCAGGATGTTTTCCTGGTCTACGATTTCAGCGTTGACGAGTTCGTTTTCTTTTTCTTTCATGGGAATCCTCCTAGTTCATACCAATATTGGCGCGAACCTGCTGTAACAGGTCAATACCGTTTACGATGGCTTTGTAGCCGTATTTGTCGATTTCACAGAGCGTAGCGCCGCCCATTTCGATTTTGAAGTACGTACATTCGATGACGGTTTCACTGTCCGTCTTGGACCCGGCTTTGAATTTGCCAGGGTTGTGGCTCTTGACGCGGCCGCGAACGGCGACACGGTACTGCTCGTGTTCATAATCATTGGCTCCGCTATCCCAGTTCTGGATGTCCGAGTAGAGTTCCAGTGCCAATGTACTGCCGCCGACCAGGCGGGAACTTGTTTTCGTCGGCACCTGCCAGGTCATCTTTAATTCCAAGGAATCAAAATGGCCAGCGATGGGCGCTTCGATTTTACCAGCGACGCCGATGCCTTCAATATCTTCTGTCAGCGATTTTAAATCCGGCAATTCGACTTCGTTGACGCCGATTAAATCGTCGGCGCCGTCGATATAAGCCCGCATATCATTGATGACTTCCGGGATTTTATTTACTGCCATGAGTTTCCCTCCTTACGAGAATAATACTTCAAAATTCGATACGTCATACTCAAAGGTATCTTCAATGTCCTGTGCCGGGACAGGCGGCGTCAGCTTCGTGTGGATCCGGAAGATGCCGGCCAGTAAATCAGTCGTCGGGTTTTCATCAGCCAAAAACTGGACACTGGCCCCTAAGAGATATCCTCGTGACGTCAGCCCATTCAACCGCACCTGTTCGCTATCTACCAGCGTTTTTACCAGTCTCGGAGTGATTGGCTGGTCTGTCTTCTGCCAGTTCGTTAAAATGAAGGTGACATACTGCCAGTTGAACATGCGCCGGACACAGATGAACATATCTTTGACATCTGTCGTGCCCGGATAAGCGCCGGTAAAGTTCCCCCAAGACTTCCAGCCGCCGGAGAAATTCAAGCCCGTAACGATGCCCTGTTCATTCAGCAAATTGGCCTGTGTCAGATTGAGATTTACTTCACTGCCATCTTTCAGGCACAGCCCTGTCGCCTGTAATGTCTGGTTGGACGGCGACTGATACGGGACGTCATCGTTATTGCCGTCGGTAACGCCGATGATGCCCATGATATGGGTCGATAAGTGGAAAACCATATCGCCATTTTTAGCGCACGGCCAGCAGACAATCTGGTTGTTCCCCGTGTAATTGTTGCCGTTTTTCCACATATTGACGTCGGCGTATTTTTTGACCTGTTCCGTATTGATGTCTACCAGTACCATGCAAGGGAACAAGCCGTCGATTTTAGCCGCTTTGGCTTTCATGACAGCGGCAATGGCCGTCTTTTCAGACCATCCCGGTGCTGCCAACAGGCCTGGAACTTTGCCAATCTGGAAATAAATATCGTCGACGAGTTCCAGCCCTTTGTTTTTGCCATCCGTGGACATGCCGCCGATGATATCGTCATCTTTGACAGCCGTCGGATCTAATTTGTCATAAGCAACATTGATGCTCGATACGGAGGCCAGGGCACCATCATCCAAGAGGGTAATGATGAGCTGACCATCATCGTCGTATGCCGCCGTATAGTCCTTATCCAAGGTGGCTGCGGACTCGTCTGCACTGCCCTTGACTGTCAGCGTATGCAATAAGGCCGGATCCGTAATGATGACCTGTTTCTTCGTAACTGTCTTGGCTGTGTCCGAAACGGATACTTTATGTTTGGCTGGGTCCAATACATTGACAAATACAATTGGTTTTACATTGTACAGTTTGAATTCGGTATACATCGCTTCGCAGAGCGTGTACTTATCCCAGTCGGGATGATACCCCAAATTCTGCGTCGCTTCCTTCCAGCTGTAGCAGATGACGGGTTTATTGACATAGGCCGTCGGGTCTTCTGTCAGATGGACAGGCGCCGTCCCGAAGACAACCGGCAATCCGGAATCAGTGGCGACAGTCGCCACAATCGAGGTCGGGACTTCGCTTGCTTTTACGCCATGGAAAAATGCCATTTTATTTACCTCCGTGTAATGCCATGGCCCGTTTATACATGATATTTCTCAACGAGCCTGTAGATTTAACTTCTTTTTGTGCCGCATCCAATTCGCCCGCTGTGACGAACAGATGCTTATATACCGGGTCGTCCTTATATTTTGCAGGAATCCCGTCTGCGAAAATCTGATTCGTGTGGATTTCCGTGTCTTTATAGGATGGGCCGACGTAGATGACCGGCCCGCTGTTTTCACTCATCGTATCTGCCTCCTAAAACCTCCCAATGAGTTTGACGTGGCTGCGGAATGAATACGTCGAATTCAATGACACCTACCCATTGCGGGAACGGCTGGTCATCGGGAATTGTCGTCTTGATATTCCCATCATCCATATCAATGAACCATTTCTTGGCAATGGGATTGTTGGCCAGCAGGTGATAGCGGATGAATTCGAGGAAATGGAACAACATATTCGCTCCATAGGTCATATCTTCGTCGTAAATGGTCGCGTAGATGACGATAGACGTAACAGACTTATCCCGGTCGTCTGTCGTAGCTTCTGGCCGTACCACGACGGCCGGACAAAGTTTTTTTTGGTCTGCCCGGTTATTCGCCCTGGGCAGGAATCCGGCATATACATTTACGTCCGTATCGACACTCGAAAAGATATTTTCTGGCCGGCCTTCACAATATTCCTGGTAAGCCGTGAATTTTTCTTTCAAGAATTCCGCGATACCTTCCGCACATTCCAATGGGGTCATCGCATCACTTCCCTAATCTGTATTCGATTTCATGTTCCAATCGTTCTTCAAAAACATCACTGCCACGGTCCATCATGACGCTCAGGACATCGGGATTGCCGAATAACTGCGGCACCGCCGGCCCATAGATACCTTTCAGCGGGTATCGTTCCTTGCCCTTACGGGCGACGAATGCCCCGCCCAGGCTAAAGCCGCGGGGGACATGCGTCATTTTCCCTTGTTTTACAGATATGAAGACGCCGTCCCGCCGCTTCTTGGCCTGGTATTTATGGATTGCCTCGGGCGCCCCTTTGACAAGGATGGTAGCGCCGTCTTCATCGGCCCGGATCTGCGCCTTGGCTTTCAAATCCCCGTCCTTCATGGTATAAATGCTTCGGATTTCCTTCGTTCCGGCCTGCCGTGCCGCTCTGGCCGCCCGCTTCCCGGCCGCTACGGCTGCCCTGGCGATTTCTTTGTCGCTCAGAGTGGACAAGGCATCCATTATTTTTTTATTTCCCTGGATGTCGATTTCTACGCTCATAGGCCCTCCTAGTGATTCTTGTGCAGGGTCATCGTCATGATACCCATGTCGTCGATGACGTTATCTACCAGGCAGTAATCGCCATCGACAGTAAAACTTTCTCCTTCCGCTGGAACTTCTCCGTAATCGTCCTTAGCGATATGAATGATTATGACCTGGCCATGGGTTCCCTCAAAACCGGAATAGATTTCCTGTGTCTGGAACATATTGTCTTCTTTGGGACTCTGCACGATGCATGTATACTTCTTGCCATTCAGCTCATGCGTCTCGGCGAATTCATCGGCATTGAGAAAAGCCGGAATGTCCGAAGCTACCATTTCTTTGAACGTGCTCATTTTTGGACGGCTGCGGCGGCATCAGCCTGGGGCAGTTCCATCTCCGGTTCGTCTGCCGGCGGTTCTTCCGTCTCTTGCTCATTAGCCGGGGCCACTTTGTCCCCAACCAAGGCGACAACTTGTTCATCGGCCCGTTCCATGAGTTTTTCCGCTTCATCGTCTGGCAACTCGAACGAGTCGCCAGTCCGATATAAGTGCTTGCCCATGGAAACGCAGCCGTATGTAACGACTAACTTCATGGTCATCCCTCCTATTTCGCTTTGATGACAGCCCAATCGTCTACAAACTGCGGAGCCAGGACGCAACGGCAGTACATGTAGAAGCTCAATACCTGCGTATCCTTATTGCCGTTATAGTACGGCACATACGGTGCAACGAAGGTTTCGTAGGCCGTGCCGGCATCATTGAGCAGGGTGCAGGCACCATGGAGCTGACTGCCACGGCCTGGAATAGCGATGATGGCCGTATCGGGGTCGATGAAATACTGCGATTTCCCGGCATCGTCGGTGTACGTTTCTGCATAGGTATAGACGTCGAGGTTCAGCGATTTGATGCGCCCGACGTGAGTGATCTGCGGACTGATAATCTGCGGCTGGAAGCCCATGAGGGACAGATTGTCCGCCGTCGGAACCATCATCCATTTCATGATCTGGTCGTTACTCAGCAAATAATCTGCGATGTTTTTCCCACAAATCATCATCGTTGGGACAATACCGGCGTCTTCCTGGATGAGTTCCGAAGCGTTCTTGATGTCACTGTAAATCGTCGCGCCGGCTTTATCCCAGGTTGTCGTCGGCGTGACTTTATGGTCAAAGTCAAACGCGATGGTGTCAATCAACACCGTCTTGCCGTCATCGGCATAGCCTTCGATGTCGCACTTGCCAGTCTGCAAGATATCCGCCGCCATCTTCGCTTTGCGGTTGATGATAGCGTTCTGTAAATCCACCATATCTTCGGCCTGCTTGATGGCTGCGCGCTGGGCCGGCGTCGTCGTGCTGTAGATGTTTTCGCCGAAGCCGCGTTCCGATAATTCTTCCGGATCTACTACCTTACTCGGCCCCATCATCGGCGGCTGGTAGATAGCGATTTTAGACCCCGTGTCTTTCAGGCTCGCGCCTTTCGCACCGCGAACGACAAAGGGGGCCAGCTGACGGCCACGCTTGCGGTATTCTACGGCAATCTTGGTCGTAACGGCTGTCGCCGGTACAAGCGGGAAAAAGGTATCAAGCAAAAAAGATGCCGGCGGCGTAATCCGTTCCATTGCCTGCATCAAAGATACAGTATCTCTCAATTCAATAGCCATGTTCAGTTCCTCCTAGTGTACAGATGTCAAGAAAATACCGGCATTTCGCAATTCTTCTTCATGGGCGTCAACCGTATCTTCGCTGGCGGCAATGAGGTATTCGCGATGGAATCGGCCGGAAACATAGACCGTCGCAACGGTGGCTTTATCATCTACGTCGCAACTCAAAATAGCATTGGCAACAGCGGCTTTAGCCGTAGCCACAGCAGCTGTCCCGGTAACGGTCATCAACGTACCGCGTTTCATGGCTGTCCCAGCCGTTAAGGTGACGTTCTTGAGCAAAATCGGAATTTCCGGCCCGCCGATAAGCTGGTCGTGTTTAATGTCGATGACTTCTCTGATTGCCATTATTTTGCACCTCTCAATCTATTCGCTGCATTGACTACATCTTCAATGTCCTGAGCTTTCTTTACGGCTGCCTGGTCCTGCGGCATCCCTGTTTTCGGCACAGGCGTTACCTGTTCAGATCCGGACTGCATCTGTTCCATAATCATGGTACGCACGCTTGCCAATGCCTGGTCACTCGGCGACTGTACGCCGGCCACAACTTCGATATAGGGAGCTACATCGTCTGCTGTCCGACCGTCGCTGATAGCCCGGTCAATCATGGCATCGGTGTATACGTTCCCGTTTTTCAATGCCTTCAATTCAGCAATTCGCTTCGATTCATCCGCATCCTTGTTCGAGTTCTGCGGGTTCAACCCCAATAAGGCTGCCAGTTTGCTGGCTAAGGTTTTATCATCCATGTTTTTTTCTCCTTTGTTGATGATCTTTTCAAGCTGTGCCCGGTTCTTCATGTGGCACGGGCAGAAAATATTATTGACAATCAGCATATTGTCATTCAGGCTGGCCGTGACCTGATAGTCTTCGTCGATGGCGTCGATGAAACCGTTTTCCAGGGCCTGGTCGGCCGTCATCCACGTTTCATCGTCCATCATCTGTGCCAAATCATCCGTTGTCTTATGGCATCGTTCCGCATAGACGTTCAAAATCGTTTCTTTCGTCGAGGCCAGTGCTTTCTGCAATTTGGCCAGGCCCTGTTCATCATAACCACCGATGAGATAGGATGCCGGGTTGTGAATCATGTACAGTGCATTCCGCGGCATTTCGACGCTGTCGCCAGCACAAGCAATGATAGTGGCCGCGCTGGCACACATCCCGTCGATGTGCATGGTCTTCTTGCCGCTGTAGCCTTTGAGCATCGTATAAATGGCCTGGGCCGCGAATACGTCGCCACCGGGACTGTTGATACGTACTGTCAGATTCTTGCCGCCACATTCTTTCAAATCGTCGTTGAACTGGCGCGGCGTAACGTCATCGTCGTACCATGACTGCGAAGCGATGGCGCCATACAGCAGCAGTTCTACATTGTCGTCACCCGCTTCATTGACGAAACGCCAAAATCTTTTACTCTTCATGGGTTTTCTCTCCTTTGTCGGCCAGCACTTCCGGGCTTCCGATAGTCAGGCCGTATTTTTCAATCATCTTCTGTTCATACGCCAGCTGTTCCAGGTTTTCTTCCAAGTCCGTGCCTGTCAGCTCAGCCGCTTCTCGTTCTCGTGTGCTCAGGCCGTATGTCGTCCGCAAGGCGCTGCCGTTGACATCTTTTATCGGGTCAAGTATCGTCATGGTCGGCCCGTACCAATCGGCGTTGCACCAACATTTCCGAATCAATGGATCCGTGAAGAATCCCGGTGCTTTGACTCGTCCGATGGCAATGGCTTCGGCCAGCCACATTTCATAAACAGGCTGGCAAAAATCTCGGGCGAACCAAATGCGCCGACGCTTATATTCTTCCCACGCCTGTAGCATGGCGGCACGGGAGGCCGAATAGGATGACGTAAAATGCTTCATCAGGACTTCGTAAGGCTGGCCGATGGCGCTGCCGACCATTTCCAACAGCTTCGTCGTGAAGGCGTCGAACGTTGACATGCTGCGCGACGCATCGACGCTTTTGACATCGACACCACGGGGCAGGGCATTGATGGTTCCAGGCCCTAATGCGTATTCGTCCGGGTCGATGACGGGGCCGCCCTGGGGGTCAATGGTCTTGCCGATGAAGTCATTCAGCGTGCCGCCAGATGTCTGGGACTCTGTGAAAAACAGCGAGAAAAAGGACTTGACAATGGCAGCTGTCAGCTCGGCCGTCGTATAACGGCTGACTTGTTTCAGCGTCTCAATGACAGGTGATAAATACGGCGCTCCTCGATATTGTTCCGGCCGCTGGTCGTTGCTGGTCTGTATGATGTTTGGCATTCCACAAATATCGCCCCATGCTTTGACGCGGGTCCAGGTGGCAATCGTCCCTATATCTACTGGATCGCCAGGTACTTTGTTCGATACCCAATATGCGGCGACGGCTCCATCTGGGTCGATTTCTACCCCGGATATGATTTTGTTACCTGGTGTTGGTGCCGTCATTTCTACTGCATACGGTCCGGTAATGCCATAGTAATCCTGCCCATATGGATTGCTTACCCGATTCCCTTCCAGCAGTTGCAGACGCAAACTATATGGCATATCCGCTGTCGGCGGACGGCGCTTGAACAGACAAAAGGCATCGCCATCCACGAGATAACCCGTGTAGTTGATGTCCTGCATGTCGTAAAAATTATTGCGCCTCGTCAGATCGCACTGTGTCGAGCTGGCCCACAGGTCAAATTCCTGAGCTACATGGCGTGACCATTCCCGGGCCTCATCAGCCGTCATCCCTAACAGCTTGTACTTGGGGCGCGGAAACAGATGCAACCCCGCCCCGATGGTGTGCAGTGAACTGGTCATGATCGCCGCTGCCCCGATGGGCGTATTGATGGACTGGTCGGCGCTGCGGTTGCGCAACGTATACAGATTGGCGTTTACGTCTGATTTTGCGGAATATTTTCGCGGATTGTAGGCTTTTAGAATATTGCTTTCATGTGAAGCCCCGCCGTTTGAATAACCGCTGTTCTGAATTGTCGGTGTCCGCGCCTTTTGTCGTGACCGTTTATTTCGTTTTGCCATGGTCGGCCCTCCTTAATCGAAAAATACAATGCGTTTCCCGCGCCCTTTCCCTGGTGTTTCGCTGTCGTCCAGCGTCGCCCCGCTGGCAATCAGGTTGTCGATGGCAACACGGATGCTGGATAAGTCTGCCCTTGTCAGAGTCCGGTTGCCGATAGTATACGACTGTCCCATCAAAACGGCCTTCTCGGCTTCTACATACCGGGCCAGTCGTTCATTTTGCAGTTTACTCATGCTTCCTCCTACCAAATGTTCGTCTGTTTGCTGACCCGTCGTTTTCTTGCGGGCTTAGGTTGTTCTTTTCTGACGGCCGCTTCCTTCGCCGGCTGTTTCATGATAGTTTGTAGTTCATCCCAGTGCGGATTGACCGACAACATGCATCCCAGATTGTAGACACGAAGATCCAGAGGTTCGTTTCGGACACCTGTTGTCGTTTGCCATACCTCCCGGATAACGCCGTTTTTCTTGACTTTCGTCTTATGTTCGGATATAAGTCCCTTGAAATAAAGTTCGTCATATCCCCGGTTATCTAGTCCGTCGCTGTTTTCATTCAACGGGAAATGCATGTATTGAGGCCCTGGGGCTTTGATGGCCAGGCGGTTCATAACCTGCTGCTTGCCGTCGTCGACGCCGAGGATGACCAACGGTATCGGCGTCCCCGATGCCTTCCCGATTTTGTAGTTCAACGGTATGCCCGGCATGTTGCTGTACCCTTTGATAGCGAACCGTTGTTTAGCGAAATTCGTTTCACAATAGCGATAGACATGGCCGGTATAATGACCGCCGGAGTCGATGAAGGTGCGGACGATTTTCAGCCCGGTTCCGTTTTTGAACCGGTACACGTGTTCGAGGATGGTGTCCAATTCTTCCCATGTTGATTCCTGGTCTGGACGACCTAAAATAACGCCCTTGCGGATACCCCACGACTCTTCACCGGCTCCCCAGCCACATACTTCATATTCCAGTCGGTTGTCCTGGGTATCGACGGCAGCTGTCAATAACAGTACGCCATCGGGCAACTCTGCTCCATACGATTCGCGGCGCCTGACGAAGATCGTTTCATCATCGAACGCCCCTGGCTGTCGATAGCTTTCGCCAAACCGCGTGTTGACCACAACCTGTTCGCGTGTCGGGTCCCCTTTGGCTTCCAACCATTCCCGCATGATTTCATTCCAGCTGGTCCAGGGAGAAGTGAAGGCATTGATGAAAAATGAACGGATACCATTCGATCTGGCCTTTGGATTCTGTGCTCGATAGCCTTGAACAGCGTTCTTCATTTGCCGTTCCGTGAATTCATAGCCACATGCAGGGCATCTCCATTTCACGTGATGTACGATAGCATGACGTTCGCCCCGGTCATCTTTGTAGGTCTCTGCATCGGTTTCCATGTCGAGATACCGGAGCAGATGCCATTCCCCGCAATTAGGGCATTGATGTTGCCATTCTTCCTGCGTTCCAGCGATGTATTCCGCATCAATCCGGCTGCTTCCCTCGGTTGTCGGCGTCGAAAACAGCCCCATGACCCGATTCCAGAAAGTCGTCATTCGTTTGGCTGCCAGGTCTACCGGGTCGCCTTCGGTACCAGCCGAATCGGGGAATCGGTCCACCTCGTCGGCCAGCAGAATCCGTATCGGACGGCTGGCCAGTCCGGCCGGGCTGTTAGCTCCACACATGACCAGTCGGCCGCCTGGGAAGAATTTCGACAGAATCGTGTTGTTTCCGTCCCTGGTTTTGGCCGTCTTATCCCCGGCCCGCTTCACATCGTAGAACAACGAGCTTAATACTGGCGTGTCGCGGATCATGGGAGCGATGCGTGATTTGGAATAATCCTGGGCCATGTCTACTGTCGGCTGTATCATCATGATGGAAGCCGGGTCCAGGTGGGCAAAGCGGCCGATGACGTTGTTCATGATGTCTGATTTGCCAATCTGCGCCGCCGACTTGACGACGACGCGATGTACACCGGGTTCTGTGAAGGCATCCATGATGGCCCGTTGATACTCGGCCCGTTCCGTCCGCCATTTGCCCGGCTCTGACGAAACACCAGCCGACAAATAGCGATACGTATCAGCCCATTCGCTTACAGACGTCTTCGGCAGCGGTTTCAATCCGTGTCGGGAAATGTATTGCCACAATTCTTTCGCTGACTTCATGGCTCGTCCTCCTCTTCTACTTCTTCATCGGTGAAGAGATCCGGGCTATACTCACTCAGCTCAGATAGCTTTTCTTCCAATTCTTTCGTCAATCTGGCGTAAATTTCTTCTTTGGTTTTCCCTTCCAGCTGTGGCGCCAACTTTGTCGGCAGTCCCAACAGCTGCGTCCTCAAGTTAGACAACATTTCCGTCATGACTAATTCGACCGTTTTGGCACTGTATACGCGGTGTTCCATTTTAGCCAGGCGCAATTCAGCGATTTCCCGCTTCGTCTTTTCATGCCGGGCCTTTTCGGTCATGTAGTCTATGTCTTCATCGCCGCCGTTTCCTTTGGTGGCGTCTTTGTAATTGAGGATGGATTGTACCAAAAAGACGCCGCCACTCTTGTCTTTTTCATCGCGAATGACGACGCCTTCCTGGATTAACTGAGAGATTCTAGGAGGGGTTAAGCCGATTGCGTCGGCCAGCGAACGCTGAGTAACCGTGATTTCACGGGCTTTCCCGCGTACTTTCATGACGCCCTCCCTCCTCTCTGACTTAACATTTTGGTTTGTTTATGCGAACGCATGAGCTATATAAATAAATCATACCCCGCTTCACATAAAACCATTTGAAAATATAAATTAAGGGCTGAATTTTACTAAAATCTAGTTTTCTTTCGGGCGCCGCGGTCTCGCAAGGCTTTTGTTAACCCCAAAGAACCTAGTCGAAAAAAATCCAGAAATAAAAATTTCCGGACTCATCGAATCAAAAATCTTATTTTCATCAAGTTGACCAGAAACCTTCGCAAAACCTTTCTGTTTTGTATCCAGTGTCACCGCTGCGCACAGCATACAGGCAAGGGACATCCTGTGTATCGCCCCATGGCGCATGGCCGCTGTCCGGGTAGTACAACACCCCGTCTATGTGGACGGGGTGCTGCTCCTTGCGTGTCTATCTATTCTTGAGGGGTGAAAACAATCATGTGCTCTACGCCATTCCCATTGCTTCACATATACACTATACCACAGGTCCAACCTGAACTACCATGAACTAGCCTGAACTAATTTTATTTTTTTTGAAGATTTTGTCGAATTCTTCCAGCGCCTGGGCACGCAGTCCGTTTTCCTTGCGCCGAAGCCAGCTATCTGAGCAGATTCCTTCGCAGGCTTTTTCCCAGGTTTCGTGCCACAAATAATGCCGCTTCATTATCGCCTGCATCCGCTCATCGTCCATACATTCGACGAGCTTCTTGAATTCCCACGGGCGGTTTACGGTCTGAAGGTACTCACGTAACATTTTGTCGCGCTTATCCAGAAAACCGATAATCCGGTCTTCCATCGCATTCCGCCCATTCCCGCCGCTAACTCGCGGCTTTTCATAATCAATAGCATTCAATGCCAGCAAGTCGTGTTGGATCTGACTGATTTCTTTCAGCAGCATGTTGGCTTTTTCTTCCGACTCATAGACCAGTTTGAGATACTCTGTGCTTGTCACGCTACCCCTCCCTTTAATTTCTGTGCCGGCGTTTCCGCTTCAATGTCCAGCGTCATCTGCGCCCGCTTTCCCTTGATGAATAATTCCGCTTCCTTCATAGCGCTTCGCCTACTTTCCGAAAATCTTTTCTTCACCATATAATACTGCCGCCGGACACGGTTCAGATATTCTTTCGCTGTCATACTATACCTCGTTTCAGTCTTTCCGGTCCATAATGGACTTTGCCATTTGCACAGCCAGGCTATCTGCCGAAATAGGCCCTTTTGCTTTTTCATAGACCATTACAGGCTTATTCTTATCAGATAATACGAAGCATTTCACCTTCTTAGCCATTCTTTGTATGTCCAAGCGAAAACCTGTTTCCAAGTTGAACGCATCATTCGGATGACACCTGGCTATACCGAATACCCAAAACTGATTTTCTCTTTCGTTCACCACGCCGATTTTAATAGTTCCGTCCTCCTGAATATGATAGCAACCGGAAAATCTAGACGGAAATCCGGCTTTTGCTGATTCCGACTGAATAATCTTATCCAGATAATCCTTAAAATACTTGCTTTTAAGCTGGTTCACATCAAATTTAGGTGGTTTAGGTGCAGTACATTTAAATATCCCGATCCCTTTAAAAGGTTTTAGGACATGCGGTTCACAAGCACACATTTCAATAGCTAAACAGTGATTCTTGATTGCACACATCGCACATTTATCGGTCGTATCGGCCAGCTTACCGTTATCAGTTCTATCGTAGCAATACGCAATAATCGTGTTCATGGCCATTTGGGCTGTTTTATCGTCTATCATAGAATCACCTCATCTCTCTTCCTTGCTTTTCCTGTTATCATATTGATTCCCCACTTTGGGCCGACTTTTATTTTCCCATTCTGCTTTTCGTATTCTGTCAGGATATCATAGCCAATTCCACATTCCCTTTTCATGATGGCCATAAAATCGTAGATGGTGATTCTCAATGCTTCATCGCGTAATGCATAGGCATATCCATATAGGCGCCTGGATAATCTCTGCAACTGGTCCGCATCAAACCGGAAATGCTGAATGAGGATATGATAGGTAATCACAACGGCTCCTAAAATTACGTCATGAATCCGGTCTTTGTATTCCCTGCCGTTAATCTTATTCCTCCGCATCAACCCAGACGATGCCAAGGGCAGGACTTTCACGGCATACCGCCGGTCCATTTCTTTATTGTCGTATCCATATTTCGCTATGCACTGTATCCATTCCCGTAAATTCATTTCCTTTTCCGGCAGTTCATTCCAGTATTTTACGATTCGCTCCATACGTTTTTGGCCAAAGCCAAATTCATCGTGAAGAGCCATGAAAAGAAGCGTTTCTGAGAACTGGGCTCCTGCATCTTCATAGATCCACAAATGTTGTTCATGTTCATACGCTTTTATGCTGGCAGCGATCATAGTCATTTCCCCTTTCCTTCCGATTTCCTATCACGCGGAATCATGGGAATCGGTGCCCAGTACTGCACTTCATTCAACCTGACGGGCCTGGAACATTCGTCGATGATCCAATAATCTTGGCGGAATTGCCCGACAGCTACCACCGGTTTCACGGCCTGTACATGCATAGCTACCAGCACTCTGTCTTCCGGATCCGGCATACAATCTCTTACATCTACCCATCTCATTCCTTCATCACTCCTCTCCGGCAGTCTATCACTTCTGCATCCTGTATCGTCTTGTCATCAAACAGCTGCATCTGTGCCCGCTTTCCTTTAGCATATAGAGACGCTTCAACCGTCAGCTTATCGACAGCTGCCGTCAATTCCATGTTCTGTTGAGGTGCCAGCCAGTCCGTAACAATATTGCAGAATCCCATATAATCCCACAACATTGTTCCCGTCAGTTTGTATGCTTTAATGACAGTCTTCCCCTGCCGGTCTTCACTATATTTGATATTGCATTTGTGAAAATCAAATTCCAGCCATGTTTCTTCATCGTTATAGGCAGGATTTACCCGCTGAAAGGCTATATTGATGGCACTCCATATATCCAGCATTTCCGTCCTTGGTAATTCTACACTTGTCAACGTGTATTTATCTACAATCCCATCCCGGTCCTTTAAATAGGATATGTTGATTTTTGTTCCATTTTTGCCTACCTGCTTGCTAATATCGGTAATCAGCATGGTACTCCCCTCCTATCGGTTCCATAGCATCAGTGTCCATCTCTTCAGTTCCTTAAAGAATTCATCTGCATCAGCGGGCTCGAATAACAGCACTTCCACTCTGGGGTTCATCGCATCGATATAAAATTCATCAATGAATCCCATGATTTGTGTCCATCCGTCATTTTCCAACACATTCATTTCCTGCAGGCTGTCCAGTATGAACTTTTTGGCCATGGCAATATTGTCTTTATCCCGACGCCGGTTTGGCTCATACCACCGGAAGACAGGCATACACTTTGCCAGCATCTTTCCTCTGATTGGCAAGGCTCCCAGTCTGCAAATATAGTGGGCATCCCGGCTCACTCTGCTTCCTTTATAGACATTCGAACGATTGGCTTTAACATATTCGTTCAGCCCGGGAAGAGTGGCCGGAATTGTGATTTTTAGCATAGGTTATATCCCTCCTCATTTTTACGGTAATATGCCATCCCGCATCAGTGGTAAATATGGCGCTGGCTTCCGTCAACAGGTATCCCGGATATAATTTTTGCCATACGTCCGGGCAGTCTGTCTGGCCTGTCAGGCTAATCAGCTTTTTCCGGCTGTACCGGTAATCATTTTTCCGTACAACTGGCTTTTTCAAATTTTTGCTGGGATGCCATTTCTTTTTCCCCGTTAGCCCTTTTGTCAGATATCTTGCTAATGCCTCCAGCCCATATTCATCAGGCTGCAGTTTATCCACATTCACCATTCCCAGTTTTCGGCCCTTATGCTCTCCCTTTTTCCGTGGAGCTCTCCATAAATCAGCCACTATATCCCGGTCAAGCATCCCGTCCATGATAATGTGATGGTGTATTCTTGTAGGCCGTCCATCCTCTTTCGTCCGGTATTCCGTGACAATGATATATCGTGGTGATGGCAGTCCCTCTTTTTTTCTCCTGGCCTTAATCCGTCTCATGTAGTTTGTCACATTTTTCTCTGCTTCTTCTACAGTCGATGGCATGCACGCCCTGGCATAGGTGGCATGGATGCAGAAATCATTTTCTCCAAAATTCGTATTCACGAGCTGGGTGAAATATCTGCGTGCATTTTTATTGTTCTGGGCAATCTGTTTCATAGTCGATGCATTTTTCCGTTTATCCGGCTTACCTTTTAGATGCATGTTGGCCATCTCAAACAGATCCATCTCTATGTAGTTTTCTCCACATATGGTTTTCTTTTCCCTTACAAAACTCATACTTGGTGTCCCTCCTATGATTATTTTGCAACGTCGATATCTTAATCCCCATTACAAGCCCGCAAAGAGGCCGACGCCCCTAAAAAATTTCACTTTCCCATATAATATGTATATATAACTGAGACTGCCTACTGCAGTATCTGGATTTACTCATCACTTTCAATTCGTAATCCCAGATACTGCAATTGGTCATTGGATAAATCTTTAAAATAATGTTCTTCTCCGTTCTTCAAAACGAACCGGTAATATACATGATTATTTTCCTTTAAGAAGGCATGTTCCTTGATTCCTACCTCACGAATCCGATTCAATACCCATGTTTCGAATTCTTTCCTGTTCATTTATAAAAACTCTCCCAACTTTTCCAGCATTTTTTGTGCCGCACTCATATATCTCGTACGTTTTTCATTGTCTGTAATATTTTCGATGTCTGACAGCATCGCATTGAATGCGTTCTGTATGATTTTCATGTGTGCTGTAAATTTCATCCGGTCTTCATCTGTACTGACCGCTTCCAGTACAGATATTTTCTTCTTTAACTTTTCAATTTCTTCCTGGCCTGCATTGGATATCTCTGGTCTGGCTTCTAATTCCAGTACACGTTTCTGCAGTACATCCCGTTCACGTTCTGCGGCTGTCAGTCGTTCGTCATACAAATCAGATTGTTCCGCATGCCGGGCTTTATTCTCCGCCTGCAATGCCCGGTTTTCCGCCTGCCTTAATTTTTCTTTCGCTTCCCATGCACGTTTTTCTGCATCCATTGCCCGGTCTTCCGCTTCCTTTCGGGCTTTGATTGCTTCCTGCAGTTCCCGTGTAGACATGCTGGCCACATCATTTTCCTTGACGAATTCTTCCCGTTCTGCATCTGTCGGCAGTGACAAAAGCGCCAGCGCCTGCGTATATGACAATTCTTCAAATACATTGGGCGCACCGGATGCAAATAAACTGTCCATTTCCGTCATCCCGAATTTATCGCCGTATTGGTCATATACCCGCATCAGGTTCTGGGCTGTACGTTCGGAATAATTCACATTATCTTGCAGCCATTTCCCCCAGGCACCATGGTCAATCATGTCCTTGGCTTCAGTCAATCGCTTTCCGATTTCAATAGACGACGCCAGCATGATTTTCTGTGTCTGCCTTTTTATCGTATTGATTTCTGTGGCAATCGTATCCGCTGTCCGGACACCGATGGCCGTACTTTCTACATTGATGATATCTGTCATCCTCTATGCACCTCTTTTTATACGTTTCGGTTGTAAAATCTCTTTTTCATATTGTTTGACAAAAGCATATACAGCCGTCCCAGTCTGGGCTGGTTTATTGTTTTTTGTCCGGCACTGCATGATTTGATTGTCGCGTACTTCCATCGTATAAAATACGTCATCCGGCGCTGCTTTTTGCCGTACAGCCAGGATTGTGGTATCGCCTTTGGCATGTGAATCGGTATACGTTGCTACACAGTTATGGTTGACAGCACCTTCCCGTATGAATTCTTCAACAGTCTGCAACGGCCGGATGAAAAACAGATCCGAATGGAAGCAGTACGACTGAAGCTTCTTATTCCGTTCTTCCAGCATCGCGACTTGCTGTTCTGCATACTGCCGGTGCCGTCTTTCGATATCGGCCCTCATCTTTAGCCGGACCGCTTCTGATGAATGCCGATGCGCTTCGTATAAATCTCGTGGCCGGAGATACTGCCGGTCTGTCAAATCATATCCCAGTTCTTTGATTTCCTTGAAATAGTCCAAATAATCACAGATGCAGGCTCTAAGAGATAGTCCCATCTGCCCATGTTCGCGCATCATCTTATCGAGCTGCTTTTCACAATACATGATGATCTGATGAGCCGATGGCAGATTCTTGTCATTCAGTAAGCCATTGTCCTTCATGCTTGAATAAGCACCTTGCATCATACTGGCTTCTTCCAACGTACATCGCTTCCCGGTCTGTTGCATAACCGTTAGCATATTCAATGCGTTTACTGACATAGGACTATGTTCTTCCTGTAGTTCATAGAGATGTTTCTTTTCCCTCTTTGTCAGTACAAACCGTATCATCTGTTTAGGAGATTTATACTGTTGCCACTTGATAGCTGGATAGGTGCTTTGGCCATGTATCTTACGCAGGACGCACCCAATCAGCCCGCCTTTAACCATATATTCGATTTGCGGGAACCGGGAATATAGATCCAGATATGCCACTGCTGTGTATGCATACTCTGCGCCCTCAGACCATCCTTCATAATAACTCCGGAAATATTTCACCGCACAATATCGCCAGGCAGATGTCTGGCATATATCATCCAGGCTATCCCAATCTACATAATCTACTAATCCACGGCCTGACCATTTATATACATCGCCCGGGCCTATGCGTTCTACCCGGGTCCACGATGTGCCAATGCCATCGTCTCCAGCGGAATACCAAAACGGCGTTTTAAACTTGCCGCCGGCATAGTCCACGTCCCGGCAATAATAGATTGTTCCTTTGCCGATTTCCATCCGCATCATCCCGACAACATACGCTATCGGCCGTACATTCCGGTACCCCTGATCCATAGGCAGATACGCTACTACATTTTTAGCCAGGATGACATCTTTATTCTTCCGGCTCCGGGAAAAGAATGTCACATAGGTTCCTAACACTTTATTCAGCATGCCCCTGCCAGCGTATATCAGCTGATGCTCTTTATGGCAATATGGGCAGCTATATTGTTTGAATGGATACCATACATCCATTTTTTCTATCGTCCAGTTATCTGGAATCCGGAAGGAATGATGACAGAACGTACAATATCCAAATCTCGTCTTATTGGTTACCGCATGGCCATTGGTATTTCTCAGTTCCGGATGTTGATTTAGATATTCTTCTTTGGCCACAGCTCCACGGGTGACACAGATATACTGACTGTCCATCGTATGAGTGAGGATCCAATGTAATTCTTTCTTTGAACATTGAAATGAGTAAAATTCGTTTTCCAGTTCTGAAGGCGTGATTTCATATGCTTTCATTTCATCCACCTCCTACAACAGGTCATCAATATCAAGTGTTACCCGTTTCGGTTCATGATGTGTTTCCGGATGTACGGTCTGGCCAGGCATGCACCGTTCGACATCCTGTGCCGATAATAATGGCTGCACGATTCTACCACCAAAATGGAAATAGTCATACAGGTCTTCCATCGTGGCCACCCCGACACTATTTTTCTGGTTTTTCCTGGCCCGTTCCCGCATGAAATCCATGCATCCTTTCAATGTAAGGTCATCTGTTATTTTTCCAGCTTCTTCTGGATGCTCCTTCATGTAATAGATAGCCGTCTGCCCTATCATCCGGATACAGGTATCCGTGCTGTTATCATATTCATTTTGCCAACGTTCTATGATTTGATTCATATCCATGTAAATCAGCCCTTTTCGTATCAAAATAATTTTTGTATTACCCAAATCGTCAATGAAATAAGTCCATACCAGAAGGCAAATGTCAGTACTCCCATACACGCCAGCCGTAATCCGATATGTTTGATTCCGTTATTGCTTTTCTTGCCAGAGCAAATCTTTTGCATGATCAATCAGCTTCCTTACATACAATAGGTTAATCGGGTGCCGGTTCCTGTTGTTCCTATTTTTTCCAGATTCCATGTGCTCCAACCGCTGTTCTAATTCTGCAACGCTTGTGACCTGTTCAATTCCCATGGCCTTACTTTGCAGATATTCTGTCGTGCAGCCTAAACTATTCATCCAATCACCAGAAAAATAAATAATATCGCATCGGCATAGCAGTTCTAATGTGTACATCAGCCCGATAGGATAAGGAGTAGTTTCATAATCATTGCGTACAGCGTGGATGGGTGAAAATACAGCAATCTGTGGAAATTTTGACTGCAGTTCCATTGCAATCCTGTCCGCATCCATGGCGTTCGATTCTTTGCCCCCATATGGATGAGATAAATATAAAGCAAGCATCAAATATCCTCCTATATCAACGAACGAAGTCCCCGGCATAATCTGATGGCCAATTTCATTCCTACTTTTTCCAGGATGAACACCAATAATAACTGCATCCCCAGGAAAATTCCAATAGATTGCCGGATAGTGTTCATGACCTCTCTCATAACGCTCCTCCTGCTGCCGGCACATCATCCGCAACCAGTTTCGTATTTGCCGCTTCCCGTTGTTCTTCTTCACGCCTCTTTTTCTGCCATTCCCGGAATTTCCTCATATTTTCCGGATTGCGATAAAATTCCACTATTTTTTCTGCCAATGTTGTCGTATACATTCCAATTTCTCCTTTGATTTCTACATCTATATCTATCTTGCAATGCAAATTCATATCGTGTTATAATGAATCAACAATTTTATAGGCCTGCCGGTAAAATAGCTCCTGGCAGGACATTGGCTCTGTGTTCCAGCACAGAGCCTTTTCTATTTCTACGACATAATGATGACGGCCATACCAAATGATCCGAGAAACGCGGCTGCTCCCAGCCCTGCCTTGATGATTTCTCCCGCCGTTAACGGTTCGCCATAATCTTCGGCGTATGTTTCTCTGATGCGGTCATCCAGCATTTGCTGCCGGCGCATCTGGATCTGATACAGTTCGTAGTTGCTGTTTACCCAAGCCGGTATATCTGTTGTCATAAGAAGTCCCCCTTTTTGACGATGATTCCATTTTGAAGTTGTACCGTTTTTCCATCCCAGTGATGAGATGTGTAATAGTGCATCATGGCTTTTGGCCATCTGACAGTATATACACCGTTCGCATTTCGCTTCCGGCGTGTAATAATCCGCTTGGGATTCCCAAATTCTTTAATAAAGTCTGACAACGTATACATTTCATCGCTCCTTCTATACCTCGATGCATTCTGCATCCGTGACCGTAAAAAAATTCGGCTTATATTCCGGATGTGCGTTCAGCCAGTCGATAAAGCATGTTTTAATAGCTTCATCCAGTTCGTCTTGGTCATCTTTCGTGACATTATCCAGCCATCCGATGCTATAGTCATCGGCTTCTTCGTATGCCTGTTCCTGCAACTGATAGAATAATTCGTCTGTGATAGCGAATACCGGCTGGAATTGTTCTACTTGTCCAACCCATACTGTCGAAACATCTTCCAGTTTGGCTTCTTGCATAGCTTCATCCAAGGCGTCCTCTTTACTATCAAAGAAGATGCCGTTATAGTTTTCTTCATCCCCCAATGCGTATGTCCATTTATTCGTTGCTTCCATTACCGCACCGCCTTTCAAAGTAAAAAACAACTTCATTTCCTTTTTCTTCTATTCCCGTTCTTTGGCTTTTTGTTCCCGTTGTCTGGCCTGCGCATCTTCCCAGTGTCGAGCAAGTTCTTCATCGGTCATTTTGTCACCTCCTTCTTATGGATTCTGGTTTCTTTAAACCTACATCTTGGGGGCAGAAATTTCTTTTAACTTGCACAAAGCCTGTTGCATAAATTCCTGCTGTTTTTTTAGCGAACCGATAGCCAGTGCATTGATCTTTTTATGCGATGTTATTCCATTGGCTTGTAATATCGATTCTATGGCCGCTTGGCATCCAATAACGTACGTAATCAATATTTTCAATTCATTTACTTCTTCAAAGAGTCCTTCTATCGTTATGGGCTCTTTTTCCTTATCTGGCTTCATATTTATCTCCTTTTTGTATCTCATTCACTCCTGTTGCTTCATGCTATAATTAAAACAAGGGAGATGATGAAAATCATGAAACGTGATTTAGATCTGCTTAGGAAGATGTTGCTTCGTATCGAAGAGTTAGACTCAACTAAAAGCAAAATCACTATTAACAGCTTTTCCGATTTATGTGACTATCCACCACTTATTTCACTTCACATTGAACTATTAATTGACGATGGCTTCATTGAAACGTCAGAACCTATTTATCGTGGCCCTATCAGTGATTATTGGATTTACAGACTCACATCATCTGGATACGATTATTTAGATGCCATTCGAAATCCATCCATTTGGCAAAGTACATTGAATAAAATCGAATCGGTTGGTGGTAGTGTTACCCTGGACATTGTTAAATCTATTGCTGTATCTATCATCAAAAGCCATCTAGGTATTTGATTTCTTGCTGAATAACACCATCTATTTCATCAAAAACTTTCTCGTATCTAGTTACTGTTTCTTGTGGTTCTCCTAAAAGAAACGGGTGTAACTTTTCCAGCATTTCAAATTTTTTATTTAACAGAAGCTGTAATCTTTTTTCTGCTGCATATCTTTTAGTTTGATTTTGAGCCATGCCTTTACACGTCTCTTTTCCCTTATCTGGCTTCATATTTATCTCCTTTCCGTTTTCTTTCCCTCCGTGTTATACTCATATCAACAGGAGGCGAATACAATGCTTGAGGATTCCCCCCTTTAATCAAAATCATTGCCAACAAATACTTAATCAGGAGTAATACTGGCAATAAAAAATAATATGAATCCAAAAAAGATCGTTCCGCTTAAACCTGCTAATGGTGCTATCCAATCTCCACCAATTACGGCCTTATATCCGGCATCTATGAGCAGTGCAAAAAGACAACACCATAAGATGTATAAAAGGCAACTATTTTCTTTCTGAAATCCTTGTATGTATAGCAGTCGGTATATTTTTTCAAATCTTTTCTTCTCTTCCTGGCTAAGCGTTCCCTTACAGTACTCTTGATATTGCCTCAGAAGTTCTTTTTGAGCCTCGTTCATGCGAGGCTCTTTTTCATTCACCATGTCCATGCCCTCACCTCTTTAATCACTTCAAAATAATTCCTTCCATGTTTTCCCTACTCTCTAGTACTTCCTGCTTTAGGCAACTTTATTGCCTTCGGTAGCAAACAAAACTTCTAAAGGAGTATCCACCCCTAAAAAATCCTTTATTTTTTTTGCTAATGCAAGGCTAATGTCGCTTTTGCCTGTCAACTTATCAGATATTGTAGACAATGCTAATCCCAATGCTTTAGCTAAATCTATTCGTCTGATATTTTTTCTTTTTAATTCTGCTTCTAAATTCGGATAATACATTTTTTCACCTCCTTATATCGCCTATATTAACGAAAATTCGTTAACTTTAATTATATTATATTCGAATTTTCGTTAATGTCAATATGTATTTACGAATATTCGTTAATTTATATTGATTTTTCGGTATTCTAATGCTATGATATGTTTAGAAATAGGTTGTTCAATTTAAGGTGGAGTGATAATTGTGACTATAGAAGATAAATTAAAATCATTAATTTTATCAAAGCATAAAAGTTTAAGAGACTTTTGTATTACAATTAATATTCCTTATTCCACTATGACTAGCATCCTTAAACGTGGAGTCGATAATGCAAGTATTAGTAATATCATTAAAATTTGCAGTTATTTTGGCATCAGCGTAGATGAACTTTCAAAAGGTAATATTGTTCCAATTTCTTTAGTTACCTCTCCATCCCTCATTTCAGAATATACTGAACAAGAAAAAAAACTAATAATTGAATTCCGTATGCTATCACCAGAAGCTCAATCATCAGTATGTGATTTTATCAAGTTTAAATTGGCCTCAGAATCTACAAAAAAAAGCCCGAAAAAGATAACTTGATGGTAGCAGAATCCCAGTTACCCTATGACGGTAAAAAAACAGATGTATGAAAAAAAGGAGTTGATTCTTATGAAAAAATCAAAACTGGCAGCTGCTCTATTGTGTGCAGTCATCGCAACGATTTCAGTTGCGGGATGTGGATCCGACACCGGAAAATCATCACCACAGCCTAAGACGACGCAAAGCGACGTAGCGATGCCTGAATATCAGGCAATCACAACAGATAAAAAATCTAACAAAGTTGCTTACTTAGCTGTTATCAAAGATGCTCCAGTATCGGAAGCGCAGTTGGAAAAAGTTGGCAATGCGCTGTTTACGACAGCTCAATCCACTACTGGCGCTAAGAATGTATTCGTTAATTTTTCTGATACAGATGTAGCTGGAGTTCCATACTCATATGGAAGCATGCAAACCGTAAACGGAAAAGTAACAAAGAACATTCGTGTTGATAAAGACTGGAATAATAAGCCCAGTGAAAATGATTATAAGATATACATGCTTTACACTAAATTTCTGCAAAATAATCCCAATGGAACCTACGATGATTTCGTAAGCAGTTATTCTGGCGCTCCATCCGCAACAGATGCAAAAGCTTCTGTAGAAAAAGTCCATAATTGGGTAAATAAATAGTTTCTGCCAAAATAAAAAAGCCCCGTATCCTGATACTCTCAGAACACGGGGCGCGCCGACGGTATTAGCCATACCGTATCGGCACTTATAAAATACCGTCATAAATAATTTATCTTGCGAAATTCGGGTAACTATCAACAGATAAGCAAAAGAAAGGATGAATGCTTATGATGAAGAAAATATCTCTGGCTCTTGCCATGATCTGCATGGTTTCTTCATTCAGTACCGCCTTTGCTGCTGAATACCTGGGCAATCCGCGGTCAATGAAATTCCATTACACCAACTGCCGCACTATCAAACATCCGGAAAACTTCGTAACCATTGAATCACGCGATGAAGCCATCGCAGAGGGCTATGTCCCCTGTGGCGTATGTAACCCATAAAATCTGATTGGTGTAGTTTTTAGAAGGTGAAAAGAATGCCCATAAATATACAAAAAATTAAGGATGCAATTGCATCTGACAAAATAAAGTGGACAGAGCATGTCGCCAAGCGATTAATTAACCGGCGCATATCTCCAAATGAAGTATTACAGGCGTTGTCCAATGGAACGATTATTGAAGATTATCCTTCAGATTATCCTTTTCCCAGTTGTCTTGTTTTGGGATGTACGTTACAAAATAGAAAACTGCACATCGTCTGCAGTATTGTAACTGGCGATATATTGACCATTATTACCGCATATCAACCAGATTTTAATAAATGGGACGAAACATTTACGAAACGGAGGGATACCTAATGACAAACTGCACATTTTGCAAAGGTGATTTACAAGATTCTTTGACCACCTTTACGATTGACCTCGATTCCTGTATTGTAATTATCCGCAACGTTCCCTCTCAGGTTTGCACCCAGTGTGGGGAAACATATTACTCGACAGAAGTCATGCAGCAACTCTATAAAATTGCCGATTCCGTCCGCAACTCTATGACGGAAATCGCTATCGTCAACTATCACCCGGCTGCATAATCCACTAAATACCTAAATAAAAAAAAATCCCGTTTCCTGTTGAAGCAGAAAACGGGAATGCCAGCAGCATTGGCGTACTGCATGGCAAGTGTAAATCTTGTGTTTGCTTGGGCTGATTTACGTATTCATTATACCACAATCAGCCTTGTTTTAGAAAGAAGGACTGATTATATTATGACAAAAAATGCAGTTATTTACGCCCGCTTCAGCAGTGACAAACAGCGGGAAGAATCCATTGATGGCCAAATCCGTGAATGCCGGGCCTTTGCAGAGTCTAATGAAATCAATATTATCAATACCTATATCGACCGGGCCATGTCTGCCCGCACGGATCAGCGTCCGTCATTCCTGCAAATGGTCAAAGACAGCGCCAAACATCTATTTGACTATGTAATCGTTTATCAGCTCGATAGATTTTCCCGCAGCCGCTACGATTCGGCCATATATAAACACCGACTGAAGAAAAATGGAGTCAAAGTATTGTCGGCCAAGGAAAATATCAAAGACGATCCCAGCGGAATCCTTCTGGAATCCGTTATTGAAGGCATGGCCGAATATTACAGTGCCGAATTATCCCAAAAAGTTAAACGGGGAATGACAGAAAATCTCCTGGAAGGCAAGTGGATTGGTGGCATTGTTCCCTTTGGCTATGAACTCACATCGGAAAATAAACTGGCCATCAGTCCCGCAACAGGCCATCTGGTTTCCGAAATCTATAATAAGTGCTTATCCGGGGTGAAAACGACAGATATTTTGAGCAAATTAAATAGCCTGGGTATCAAAACCCAACGGGGATGCAACTTCACGCGCAACAGCCTGAACCGCATCCTCAAGAATCAGATCTACACGGGGACATTTACCTGGGCCGGTACATCCTATCCAGATTATGCCCCGGCACTCATCACACAGGATCAATATACAGCTATGCATAATTTATTTGAATCTCGCAAACGAAAAAGCAATACCGCCCGCCGCGTGTCGCCCCAGTATGCCCTGACAGGGAAAATCTACTGTGGCACATGCGGACTTCCCATGACCGGATATTGTGGCAAGAGTCATACAGGCACAACATACTACTATTACCAATGTTCGTCGAAAAACAACAAATCAGAAAAAGCTGCGCGGTCCCAGATTACCTGTGATGCCAAAAACATAAGCCGTGACAAGCTGGAAAAATTAGTCCTTGATACCACTATCAGCATACTCAAAAACAAAGATGCCGTAAAATGCATTGCAGACCAGTGTATGGCCATCCAAAAGGCCGAACTGGAACACAAACCGGCGGAACAACTGCGCCTGGAATCTCAAATCAAAGAAATTGAAAAACGACTGAAAAACAGCGTAAAAGCCGTTGAAAACGGCCTTATCTCCCAAACCATAACAAACAATATTGAGGCCTATGAAAAGCAGCTCACAGAGCTAAACACTCAACTTGACGGGCTTAAATTAGAGACTCACATCATTCCCATTACAGAAGAAGCGGTCATCTATTATCTGAACCAACTGACAGAACGGGCAAATAAAAAAGACGGATATAGCCTCGATACCTTCGATGACTTCATCCGTCGTGTCGTAGTGACTGGAAAGCGTGTAGACATATATTATAACTACACTGCAGTTCCCAATATACTCGAAAACCCCGCAGTCAAAATGCTGCGGGGTTCGAGTGAAGATTGTTTGGTGACCCGGTAGGGATTCGAACCCTAGACCTACTGATTCGTAGTCAGTCACTCTATCCAGCTGAGCTACCGAGTCATGTAGAGGGATATCGGTCTCCTGCAGATC